CGCGGCGCCCCCCGCGACTTGAAGCTGTGAAAGGTCATTTTGAAACAGCTCAACGCCGCGGGCGCTGCTGAAATAGTCTAACTCGTGGAGCTGGGCCTGAAAGTCAGGCGAGTGAAAGTGAAGCGCCCCGTCTTTGAAAAAGAGCTTGAAATTGCCGCGGCCGCGGTCATTAACCGCGCGAGACAGAAGCCGCCGCAGGATAAAGGTAAAGTCAGGCTCGTAGCTTTGAATTAAGCTGTAGGTGCCGCGCGTGGGCTCAATGACCGTCTGGCTTAGCTGGTTGAACTCGGCAATCTCGCGCACGATCTCCGAGATGGCGCCCTTGCGCGCCTGCACCCGGCTGGCGCGGTTAAACTTCGCAAAGTAATCTGCCGTGCGGATCCTGACGCGGTAGCCGTTGTTAGGGCCAATAGCCCGCGGGATGGCCACAAACTCGGTGATGAAATGCTGCTGCCACGGCGACCACCAAAAGTTGCCTGGCACCCCAAGGCCAAAGCGCACGTTGACATCTGGGTTGCCGGTGGACATCACCGCGGTTAAAAAGTTGTCGACGGTAGTCGCGTCTGTCGTGTCTAAGATTGAGACGCTAAAACTGGGCTCGTTAACCGACTCTTGGAACTCTGAGTAGACTAAAAAGCTTTCCTTAGCCCTAGCGCTAAACCCCACGTTAGGGCTAAGGATGATCTCAAAGCCCGCTCTTGAACTCTCTGCGACCATGTACTAGCTACTTGGCCGCCAGTGCTTGTGCTTGCGCTTGCGCTTGCGCCAAAGCAAGTCAGGGTCAATGTCGTCGTCAACGCCGGCGCCGATGTCAGCAGCGTCAACGCCGACGTCAAGCTCAGGCGAGCACCAGAGCCGGCCGCGCGGCGCCAAAATTTCATTGGACCAGACGGGCTTAAGCCCAGCGCTGCTTACCTGGTAAGCGGTGCCTTCTTTCAGCTCGTGGGTGACAAACGGAAAGTTAAACAGCCCGCTGGGGACGATGTTCAGCGTGGTCGCGACGATGGTCAGCTGGTTTTTTTCGCCGTAGTAAAACGTGGCAGCTTCTAAGTTCTGCCAGTGCCGGTAGCAAAACAGCTGGCCGTACTGGAACCACAACACGCCTGCCGAACCTTGCGCCTTGCAAAGTTGCTTGGCTTCAATTAGCGGGCCCAGGCACTGGCTGTCGACTACGGCGTCGGGTTTAAGTTCCAGGTAGTTGGAGATGATGCCGTTGTGGAAAAACACGATGTCTTTCCAGACAAACGGGTGGGCGTTCTCGTCAGTCTTCTGGCCGTGCGTGGCAAAGCGCGTGTGGCCGGCGCCCAACAAGCTTGTCGCAGCTTGCTCGAGCTTGGCGTAGTGTTTCTCAATAAAGACAAGCGGGTGCACCGCCTGCTTAAACATGTTCACCGTGTTATGCCGCTGGTCCAAGTAGGCCAAACCTGCCGAGTGCGGCCCGTGCGGGGCCGCCTGCTTGAACATCTGGCGCACAAGCGGCGCGTTTACTTTTCCTGCCCATCCAAAAATCGCGCACATGACATAGCCTACCGGAAGTTCGAAATTTGTAAACAATTAAAAACCAAGTTGCCTGGCGCGCTCAAAAACTTCTGACAGCGCGGCCGTGCCAAGCCCTGGGCCGACGGGCAACCTGGCAACTTCCCAGTGCTGGCTTTTGGCCCACGCGTCTTTCAGCTTATCTTTTCGGCGCTGCCATGGCAAGCGGTGAAACTTGCGGCTGTCAACCTCAAGCAAGAGCCGCAGCTTCGGCACGGCAAAGTCGTAGATGAACTTTCCAAGCTGAAATTCGGCGACTACCTTGAACCCGCAGGTTGACAGCGCCTCGCGCACCTCGCGCTCTGGCGGCGTCTCAGGGTGGCGAAAACGCGCTTGGCGCGACACTGGCGGCGTTAACCGGCAGTTGTCGCAGACAAAGTACCGCGTGTTATACCGCGCGCGGCTTTTGACTAACTTTCCTAGTGTCGCAGGCTTGAAGGTCTTGCAGACAGCGCACCGGTAAACTTTAGTCATACTTGGCGGTCACAGCTCGTCGACCCACTCGCAGCCGCGTTCCAGCGCCTCTAAGACCTCGTCAGTAAGCTCAAGGGCGTAAAGTTCAACGCCGACATCGCCGCCTAGCAGCTCGAGCAGCGCGCTGACAGCCTCAGGCGACTGCAAGATTTTTTCGCAGTCTTTAGGCCCAAGCTGGAAGGTTAGCTGCTTGTCTTTAACACGGTCAGGTTGGTAGTCGTTTAACAGCTCTTGAACTTCAAGCGGGATCATAGCTAGTAGTTAAACTGTGCGGTTTACAGAACGCAAAGAGTTTTTGACGGATCCTGCGCTTGTTACCAAGGCAAGCACAGTGACCGCATTAAAAATTTTTGCTAACTACGTGCGCGCGCACTCGGCCAAGCCACCGCCGAAGTTTTTTGAGCTCGACAGGTCGAACGCCGAGGTTGACCCGCTGTGGCACATCCCGACTGGGCCGCGCGCCAAGATTACGCGCGAGCTTGAAATTCCAGCCATCAACCGCTTTCAAAAGCCGAGCTGGAGCCTGACGCGCCTGGGCATTGTGCCGCAGCGCCGTGACGACTTTATCTTGGCCTACAATATCTTGCAGGAAGTTGACTACTTCCCTGAGCGCGGCGACCGCGTTTATTGGAATGGCTACCGCTACATCATCCTTGAGGTCGTGATTGACCCTGAGGCCTATTGGGGCCAGACGAACCAGTGGGTCGGGCTTCGCGTCGAGTGCGTGGTGCCGCCTGACGGCGACGCGCGGCCGTTGCCAAACCTGCAGACCCGCGCCCCAGTAGAGTTTTCTTCGAGCTATGTTCGCGGCGCAAATAAGTGACCTGGTGTGGTCGCAGTTAAGCGCCGCGTACCGCCAGTTAGACGAGCCGACGGCCAAAAAGGTAGCCGCTGAACTGTCGCGCTGGCTGGTTGAGGAGGCGCGCAAAAAAGACCTTCCTGACCTGCAAGACCGCCTAACAGACATGCTGCAGCGGATTGAAAAACTGGCCAGGTCACTGGTATTTAAGCTAGATGGTACGTACGTTTACGTGTGGGCAAATGGCGACGCGCAGGCAACGTTGACCTTGCTTGACCGCGGGTCGGACTGGTTTGTTGGCCACCCGAATTTAAGCTTAAAACTAGCAAAAATAGTGTTTGATGAACATGAACATTACTCAACTCCTTGACGAGGTAGACCTGAAAAATCCTGAGTCCATCCAGCTGGCGGCAAAAAAGTTGCTGGAGTCAGCGATTAAGTTCAACGTTGGCGACAAGGTGACCTTGATTGACGAGCGCGGGGCGCACGGCTGCCCTTACGTGGGCGCCGTGGGCACGATTAAAGGCCAGTCAAACAAGGGGTCTGGCTGGTATAACGTGGAGTTTGCCGACGGGTCGGTGCACCCCATCCAGGCCGACTTGCTTGTTCCCATCAAGTAGTCAATGCCCAACTTGGTTACTGCGGAGGCTGTTGTCAACCCAACGCGCGACGGCGACGCGATGCGTTGGCACGAGCTCGCGCTTCAACGCTGGTGCTACCAGCGTTTTTTTGTTGCCGACGGCTACCCGGTGCCGGTCTTATTTTCAGCCCCCATGGACGCGTACGCGCAGTTTAAAAACCTGTGGGGGGCTGACAACAACCCGTTTCGGTACTTGCTGGACTTAAAAGACAGCAACGGCACGCCAATTTACGCCCCGTACCCTGAGCCGCCAAAGTACCCGCTTATCTCCATCCACCGGCGCGGCTGGTCATACCGCCCAAGCCAAAATTACTCCTACCGGCGCTGGCGCCGCATCGCCTGGCCCACGGTGTCAGACACCGTTTACAAGCAAGACCTGGGGGCCGTGGTCACGTCAAGGATGCCAGCGGCGTGGAACTTCAGGTTTCAAGTTGACCACTTTTGCCTCCGGCCAGACACGCAGTCGGCGTTTATCACAAAGGTCATGGAGGCCTTTTGGCAAGCTGGCGGCGTGCCGCAAACTTGGATTGCCGTAAAGTACCCAGGGCACCTTGGGATGTTAAATGTGCGCATGTACCTTGACGGCGAGCTGGAGTCCGTCACGCCGGCTGAACCCCAGCGCGACACCATGGTCGAGTACCGCGCCTCATTCAACGTGACCATTGAGGGTTACGTGCCTGACTTGAACTACAAGATCTGCCCCGCGGTTTGGTCGATCGTGTTAAACAGCCGCGCGCCAGGCAGCCCAGAGCAGCTTGACCAGCTGTTTAGCACGGACTTGCGCTACTTGAACGCGAAGGGCAACCCGGTGTTAGACCGGCGCGACAACGTGCCGCCGTCGCTAGACCCGGCGCCAGGGGACTAGTTACTTTGGCAAACTGTAATTAGGTTATGGCTATTACTGAGCAGACATTTCCAGGCGTTTACGCGAAAGTTGTCGACAACAGCTTCTTGACCCAGACGTCAAGCCGGTTTCACGCGGGGATCATCGGGGTGGCTGAAAAGGGGCCGTTTGACACCCCCGTCCTGGTGCGCACCTTGAAAGATTTTCGGCGCGTGTTTGGCCGGTCGCTTGACAACCGCTACATGGCCAACGCCGTGGCCATGCTGGCTAACTTGAGCGACGGCACGGTGTGCGTGCGCGTGGGCCGGCGCTACGAGCCGGCCGTGACTGACGGGTCAGGCTATAAGGGTGACAACAAGATCGTCACGCAAAACAGCGCGTACGTGGATCAAAACAGCTTCTTGCGCATTCGCAGCCCTGGCAAGCGCACGACCGTGGGCGTGAAAGTGCAAAGCAAGAGTGGTAATGAGCTCACGCTTGATAAGCCGCTCGAGGATGACTACAGCGGGGCGCACATTGACACGTGCCCCATTGGCGGCGATGACGAAACTAACGCGGCCAACGAGGCAGAGTCGTTCCTGTACACGTACCAGTACGGCGAAGCTGTCAAGGTAACTGGAAACACCGCTGTTGACATTAAGGTTGTGGGTGAGAAAAATAAGTTTGAATTTTTTTACTACACCCCTGACCAGAATGCTAATGGTGAAGAAATTGTTGTGGGCGACCTGCTTAAACTTGAGCAAGAGGGGCGTTACACGACGCGCGAGGTGTTAGTCAAGGACGTCAAAGGCCCGGTTAAGAAGACCATTGACGGGACAGATTACAACGAGTTTAAAGTGCTGCTGCACACGGCAAACGACGCGGAGCTTGGGTACCAAGCGCTGCCGCTGCAAGACAGTTACGATGACGCCAAGGCGTACAAGGTGGTCAAAAACCCACAAAATGCGCCAGAAACGAGCCTTTGCGCGCATTTATTGGCGGCGTCAGCCGGCACTTGGGCGAACTCGGACGGCGCCCGCACTGGGTTAATTGTCAAGGTGGCGCCTGGCTCCAAGCCGGACACCAAAAAGTTGCTGGTGTATGAAAACTCAGCCCTCGTCGAGACCATCGACAACTTGAGCGTTGACGCTAACAGCCCTGACTACTACGTGACACGCATCCAGGGCCGCTCAAGCTACATCACCATCTTTCCAGGGTTCACAATTAACGCGCACCCGGCGAACACGGTAGACCCGTGGAACTTGAGCGCGGCGAAAAAGATTAACGTCGCTGCCTTTGAGAAAGGCGCCAACGGGCTGACGCCGAGTGCGCAAGATTTTGTGGGCACGGTCAAGCCTGAAGATGACAGCCAGACAGGCTTGAAAGTCTTTGATGACGAAAACTTAACGGTGGACGTCATCGTGGCGCCTGACATCTCGACGTTGTTCTCCACCGACTACATGACTATCGCCCAGGAGATGGACCGGATTTGCCGCAAGATCTTCGCGGTAGGGCTGCTTGACGTGCCGCGCGGCTTAAACGCCAGGGAAGCTATCGACTGGCACAACGGCGAGAAGATGTACGCGTGGGGGTCAGGCAACCAGCGCTACTCGGTCAAGCTTGACACGCGCAACCTGGCGCTGTGGTGGAACTGGCTGCTTATCGCTGACCCATTTACGGGGGAGAAAAAGTTTGTGCCGCCGACGCTCGGCGTCTTGCGGTGCTTGGCGGAGACCTTTGACCACTACAAGCCGTGGTACGCGGCCGCGGGCGAGCTGCGCGGCGTCATCCCTGAGGCGTTAGCGGTGGAGTACGCCAAGGTGGCCCCTGAGACCCGCATGGCCATGTATGGCAACGGCAACAGCGTCAACCCCATCTTGGTGATCCGCAACCGCATCATGAACTTTGGCGAGCGCACCTTGCAGCGCGCCGAGAGCAAGTTGACCGCCTTCCACAACGTAGTGCTGACCAACTACATCTTGCGCAACTTGTCGGAGATTGGCAGGCGGTTTGTGTTTGACCCGAATGACCAGGAGCTGCTAGACCAGTTGAAGCTGGCCATCCGCAGCTTTATGGACTCGGTGAAAAACGACCGCGGCGTGGAAGAGTACTTGCTGGTCTTAGACGAGACGAACAACACGGCTGAGACCAGAAACCGGCGCGAGGTGATCGTCGACCTGTCGTACATCCCGACTGACGCGGTAGAGCGTATTTACATTAACGCGACGGTGCGCGAGAGCGGCGCCGAGCTGAACTCAATTCGCTAAGGCGACTTATGGCAAAAATGCAGTACAAGAACCTGTGGGGCTCGCAAAATTCGGGCTTTGACCAGCAGCGCGCTGACCTGTTCAAGGTGCAGATTCACCTGCCGAGCATCTTAGGCGGCGTTACCAATTGGAGCAACGACGTTGAGTTTGCGGTCACGCGCTTTCCGTTCCCTGAGCGCAAGCGCGAGGTGATTGGGATCAAGTACCTTAACTTGACGAACTACGTGCTTGGACCTGACACGCCTGTCGGCCCGATTGAGATCCCGGTGCGGTACGCGTTTAACCAAGCTACGGCGCAGTTGCTGGAAAAGTGGCACCAGCTGACGTCAAACCCGCACACCGGCGGCGTGGCGCAGACCACGTTGGTGAAGGCCCAAGGCGAGTTTTGGTGGCTGGTGCCGAACATGGCGGACCAGGAGCGCATCCCGCAAGCTGAGACGGGCACCGCGATGCGCCCTGGCCTGGTCTACAAGCTTGAAGGTTGCCTGATCACGGGGCTGAAGCCGAGCAACGCGGACATGTCAGCCACTGGCGACAGCGCGCTGGTCATGCTTGACTTCACCTTGAACGTTGACCGCTACTACCCGTTAAACGTTAACGCGATGGTCATCAAGCCTTAAGTTATGACTGCCTGGCTTGAGCGTGTCATCGTGAAGTTGGCTGAAGCCATCGCGGTGCGCTTGTTCCAGTTTGTGGCCAACCGCAAGCACGAGCTGCAAGACGTCACCACCCCTGGCGACATCAAAAAGCAGTGGCATGACTACATTGAGAAAAAGCTTAAGGAAAAACAGTAAGCTCGTCTTAGCCGCGCTGCTCGCGTGCGCCGCCGGCTGCGCGACGCGCACCGTGGTCATTGACAGCCAAAACGACGTCGTGCGGCTGGGCAAAGGGGTGCGCGGGCCGGTTTACGTGTGGCAAAACGGGCAGTGGGTGTTGGTGGGTAAAACCACCCTGCCTGAAGGCTGGTACGCGGGACCTGGCCCGGCAGCCAAAAAGTGACTAAGCTTTCGTGGCAGTATTTTCTGGTGCGGCAGCCTGCTGGGCTTTGCGCTTCTGCAAGATGGACCACACCACGCCGATGGCCGCGATGACCCCGCCCACGATCGCCTGCCAATCTCCTTCAGTGACATTGCCGGTAGCGATTAACCCACCCCCGATGGCAGTTAAGATGTGGCGCACTACGCCGAGCACTGTTTCTTTCATACCTTTAGAAGAACACGTTTAAGCGCCCGCAAGTCTGTCGCGCACTGTCACAATTTACTCGTCTAACTCCAGCGCGTCTTGCAGTGGCAGCATTTCTTCCGCGCCGCTGGACGGCGTGTTAGACTGAGGGTTGTCAGGCTTGCATTCCGTGTAAAGCTTGTACTGCCGTTGCGCCCACTTGCGGGCAAGCACCGTGTGGCTGTCGGGTGCTGAGTAAAAGCCTGCCTGCTGCAAGAAGGTATTAAACAGCATCAGGTTATCTTTAGCGCGCGCTTTTCCCCAGCGCACGCGCTTGTTGTGGTTAAGCACCTGATTAAGCACCTGGCTTAAGAAAAGCGCGCAGGCAACCACGTAGTCTGGGTCAAGCGTGCCAGGAAACAGCCTAAACTCGACTGTGCCCAGCCGGTCAAACGTCTTAAAGTTCGCCCAGGTGTTTTTGTCTTGCCAGATTTTAGGCACGTTGGCGTGGCGCCTGGCCACCCTGCAAAATTCAAGCGGGATGCGCGCGCAGTAGTAGCAATTTCGCCGGACAGGCGGCACGATCATGAAAAACGCGTCTTCGTAGCGAAACAAAAACTTGAGCAACTCGACAAATTTGTCCGCGTAACCGGTTACGCCAAAGTGGTAGTGCAGCCCGCAGCGCGGGTTGATTGTGCCGCCCACTTGCGCGATAAGCTGGCCCACTTGCGCGTGCGCCTTCAAGGCGTCCAAGGACGACAAGACGGGCGACACGGCCTCATAGCCAAGTTGGTTTGGCCTGTTGCCGCAGCTTCTGTCGGTCTTCAAGTCCCACTTGGTAAATGAGACCGGCGACTTGCGCCAAGCCCCGTAAAGCTCGTTTTTGAAGCCGGCCTTCTCCATCTCTCTTGCGAGTTGAGAAAGCTGGCTTCTTGACTTCAGGGCAAACTCAAATTCCCAGCCGACTGTAAACGGCAACTTGCTCATAGGCGTCCATACCTGAAAGTCTTATTTTGTAAACAATTATTCTCCCAGCATCTTGAGGACAGCAGGCAAGTTGCGCTCGTAAACGTGAGCAGAGTGCGCGAAGTGCCGGTAGGCGCCCACTTTTAACGTCGGATACTGCGGCAAAAGCTGCTGGCGCATGCGCAATAAGAGCGAGCAAAAGAAGGGGATGTCATAGACTGCCCCGAAGTAGTAGTCGTTGGAGCGCATGCAGATGGTGAAGTTCAACATGTCGTCGCGGATTAAAAAGATGCCGTGCATCGTGCACGGCACGTCTTTGTTGCCGCGCCAAAGGTGCTCGCGCTTGTTGAACTTCAAGACGGCCTGGCGGGTTTCCTTGTCTTCTAAGAGGGCGAGCTTTGCCCACTCCCACGGGCTTCGCGCGACATTCTCAAACGCGGGGTTGCCGCAGCTCTTGTCAGCCCAGATCAAGTAGCCGTAGGCCGAATTTATGGTGCCGTCTGGGTTGCTTAATGGCTCCCAAAACTTGCTGGCGTGGGCGAAGTCAGCCGCGCGCCGCGTGGTTGACTCGTAAAGTTCAAGCTCCTTCAGGGTGTAGTCCCTGATCTTCGCGTTTCGCTCGGGGTCTTTGGTTTGGATGGGCTCAGCCGACGGTTGTCGGATGGTTAGCAGAAAGTCAACTTTTTCGCGAATAGGCTGGCCGCGCGGCGCTGACTGGAAGTCAGGGTGGTAGACAATCTCATGCAGCGCGGCCAGGTAGGCCTCATGTGTGGTGTCAAACGTCATGCGACATAAGAACTTGGCTGAGCTGGCGCTTGAAGCCCTGGCGGTCAAAACGCCGCCCGTACTGCGGGTGCGGCAGCTCGACGCACTTGACGCCGGCGCGCCTTAACGTATTGGCGGCCTGCTTGCCTAAGCCGATGACAGTGAGCTCTGGCTTGAAGGCCAAGATCTCCTTAAACTCGTCGCCGTCATTGGCGTTGGTCCACATGCCAAGCTCGGTGGCAAAGTTCAAGCTGTCAAGGCACGCGGCCAGAAACAGGCTGCAATTTCCGTGCTCGTAAAACGGCCAGCGCACTTGGCGCAACTTTGGGTTGACACGGTCGCCGACAAATAAAAACTTTGCCGCCACGATGTGGCCTAGCACGTTGTGCGTGGAAAAGTTCAGGGCGCTTGGAAGTTGAAGTTGGCGCCAAAGCTGCAGCCTATCGACGATGACCTGGCAGTAGTCGTCAAGCTTGTCGCCGTAAGCCTCAATGGAGTACTCCACGACGTCAAAGCGGCCGCGCCGGTTAAAGTGCCGCACAAACGCGCGGTAGCTGGCTGAAAGTTGCTGGATCTTGTCGTGGTAAAGCTCGTCGCGCACCTGGCGAAGCTGGGCGTGCCGCCTGGCCAGGTCGTCAGCGGGGCTGTTGCAAAAGATGTAAAGCGCCGCGTGCTTTAGCAAGACGCGGTCAAGCAGCTGGCCTAGGTGCGGGAAGCGCGTGCCGCCGCGGTACAGCTGGCCGTAAATTAACTCTGACGGCCAAAGGCGGTCTAAGATGACAAGCTTGCCCGTGTCGGCGAGCTTTAAGGCCTTGCGCAACAGCGCCGTGTGGTAGTAAAAGATCTTGTCGCACCAGCGGTAGTCCGCGTGCAAGACATGGGCGTTAAACTGGCGTTGAAACGCGGCCGCGAGCGTGGTCTTGCCTGTGCCGTCAGGGCCTTCAATGACGATGACACCAGACATTAGCTGTTGGCAGGGCGGGTCAGGTGAAACAGGCTGTTGTTGCTGTGCTCCGGGTACGCCGCCGCGACAAGCGACGTAAAGGCGGCGTGCGACAGAAATTTTTTGGCCTTGACAAGCACCGGGTCTGACGCAATTTTAGCCTGCGCGTCTTCAGGCAAGTGCTTGAGCGCGCAGAACGTGCCAAAGGTGTCCTCGAGCTTAAAGCCAGCTTCTAACACGACCTCGACCTTCGCGTCGTACTCCCACTCGCGGCTTTCGCCGTGCTCGTCCACGTGGTTTTTAGCCACGCTGTCAGACACCCCGGCGTTGGGCGTGGAGAACAGGCACGTGCCGCCGGGTTTGGTCCAGTTGTAAAGGCGCTTGATGAACTCTAACCCGCGCTCGCGCGGGATGTGCTCCAGCACCTCAAAGCACACCACCAAGTCAAATTGGCCTGGCCAGCCTTCCAGCTGGTCGTAGCTGTCCTCTAAAAAGTCAGTCTTAACCAGGTTGAGCGTGACCTGCCAGTGCTCGTCTTCTGCGGGCAGCCAGTTTGGCGTGGCGCGGAGCTCAAGGCCCCAGTACGTGAAGTTTTCCGCCGGCGCCCGGTTGCGCCATAAAAAGTAGGGAAGTTGAAGCTTGCCGCACCCGACGTCCAGCAGCGTTTTGACCTTTGACTTGGTCAACACCTTCCAGACATACGCGTAGCGGTTGACGTGTCCGAGCCAGTCGTTGTGCGTGACGTAGCCGCGGTCGACAGACTCGCTGGCTAAAAGCTCGGTTAAGTTGCAGTTGTGCGCGTTGGACTTGGTCAGCTCAAAAAAGCGTCGAATTGCCATGCAGGTAAGAACTAGTTGTTGAGAACTTCGACGTCTTCAACGCCAAACCACGGGGCAAACGTGACCTTGCTCTCGCAGCGCGCAAAAAAGTCCTTCAACTTGTCTGCGTCGCCCCACGGGGCCCGCACCAGCAAGTTGCAGATGGCGCTTAAAAGCCGCGCTAACACGTAGTGGGTGACGTGTTTCGTGGGCCTTGAGGTTGCCACAAGCGTAATTTGGCCGTCAAAGTCGCGCTCGGCGGTCTTGACTGACAGGCAAACCTCGCCGCGCAAGTCGACAACGCGGGCGGTAGCCTTGTACGGCCCCTCGCAGCAAATTTGCACGTTATAGTAAAGCATGTCAGTCCACAGCTAAGACCGGCGCGCCGGTGTCAGACAATACCGGCGCGCCGGTTTCTGCCACCACGATGCTGCCAACTTTTGGCGGCGGCGCGACAGCCGTGGCAGAAACTCCAAACGCCCCTCTTAACAGCAGCAGCGTATACGCGTAGGTGCCGGGGTGCCTGAACTCGCGCGTGCCTGTCACATTCAAAATTTGAGGTTTGGCGGCTTCCAGCCACCGCCTGACGGCAAGCGCCGTCAAGCCTAAGTCTGACCCGACAGGCACAAGCAACAGGTACTTGTTGAGCGCGCGGGCAAAGTTTACTGCCTTTGCAATCCGGCTTTTAAGCGGCGGCTTGTAAATTACCAGTGTCCCGTTGCTGCGCTCCACGTTAAGTTTAGCCCACTCGTCTGCTGTCAGCGCGGCAGGCACCAGCGGATAACGGTCTGGGATGAACCCCAAGTCAGACATCCGGCTCTTTAAGCACCACCCGCCAGCCTGCAGCCCTGCCTCATTGGCAAAGTCTAGCCCCGCCTGTTCGGCGCCACTCTGGCCGCCAGCGATAATCTTGTAAGTTGACTGACAGTGACGTGTCATATCCTAAAATAACTAGCAAAGTCTGCCGCCAGGCAAGGTTCTAAAAATTGTAAACAAAATTAAAGGCACTTTTAGAGTGTAGTTAATTGGTATGGCTGAGTCGTCATTGCGCTATCTGAAAGTTGACTTTGAAAGTCACCGCGACGCGCTTATTCAGCGGGTCAGGTCGCGTTGGCCGGGAATTTGGAACGACTTTGCGTCAAGCTCGGTGGGCTTGATGCTCATTGACCTGATCGCGTGGTCAACGGCGACACTGGCCTTTTTAATCAACCGCGCGGCAGCTGAAAACTTTATCCCGACGATGACCCTGCGCGAGTCGGCCGTGCGGCTTGGCGCCCTGGTGGGCTACCAACTTCGCGGCCCGGTGCCGGCAAGCGTGGCGTGCGAGGCCACGTTGTCGTCGCCCGCGGCCTCAGATGTCACGATCGCCAAAGGCACGCTGGTGCGGCTGGGCGAGGGCAACTTGCCCTTTGAGGTAAGCCGCGACTACGTGATCCAAGCGGGCAAGCTGTCGCCTGAAACCCGCGTCGTGGTCATCAGCAGCAGCTTGACAGGCGCCAAGGTCTTGTCCACTAACGTGGTCCTTACTGGCGGCTCGCCGTACGTGGACCTAATTGACTCGTCAATTAACTTGTTGCACTACGTGCAGGCGGGCCAGGCGTTCCGCCAGTTGCCGTCGCCGACGGCAGGCGTGGAAGAGATCTATACCATCAAGTCGGTCGAGTCCGCGCCGGGCGCGCTGAGCTACAACCGCCTGGTGATCACGCCGCCGTGGCACGGGCCGACAACTGACAGCACCGTGCCAGAGGGGTCAACCACCGAGTGCGCCGCGGAGGTCTACGACCGGCGCATCTTGCTGGTGCAAGGCCAGACGTTAAGCGACCAGTTTGTCTCGCCGTCGGGCGAGGCGGCTAACTTTTCTGTCAAGTTAAGCCACACGCCCGTCATTGAGGGCTCGGTGCTGGTCACAGTGAACGGCGAGCGCTGGGAGCAGCTGAGCTCCTTGGCCGTGGCTGACGCCGCCACGCGCGGCTATGAGGTGCGCACGCTGCCCTCTGGCCAGACTGTCGTGCTGTTTGGCGACGGCACGTTTGGCCAGCTTATACCGCAAGACGCGGCCATTACGGTCACGTACCGCGTGGGCGGCGGCACGGCAGGCAACATCCCAGTGGGCACGGTCAACGTGTCGGTGGTCGGCACGAGCCTGAACGGCCTGGTCATCGTGCCGCTGCGCAACGACACGTCTGGCGGGCAAGGCGGGCGCGAGCCTGAGAGCCTTGAAGAGGCCCGCGTCAACATCCCTTACTTTGTGCGCACCAACGACCGCGCGGTCACGCTTGACGACTACCAGACACTGGCCCAAAATTACAAGCACCCGCAGCACGGCTCGGTGGCCTACGCGCGGGCGTCAGTGCGCACTGACAACGCGCTGCTCGAGGGCAACGTGGTGGTGGTCTACGCGTGGACCACCGGGGCGTCTGGCGGCTTGGAGCGCCTGTCACTGCCGCTAAAAGAGGCCTTGCGCGAGTACCTTCAAACTAAGGCCGTGGGCACGGACTACGTCGTGGTGGCCGACGGCACCACGCGCCCGGTGCCGGTGAGCTTGAGGTTTAAGGCGCTGGCAGGCTTTGACGTTGACCAAGTAAAAGCTGACGTGCACAAGGTTATCCGTGACTTTATCTTGCGGCTCAGGCCAGGGCAGCCGGTGGTGCACTCTGACTTGCTGCGCGCCCTTGACGAGGCCTACGGCGTGGACGCGGTCACGATGGCCACGCCGACGTCAGACCTGACAACCTCGACCCCGACAGAGTTGTTTGTCCCGCCAGACGACGAGTTTGTCTACACGCTGCCGCGCGTGCCCGGGGTGCTGTCTGACGAGTACATCATCCAATTTCCAGTCGCCCCGCTGGCTGCCTGGTCATTTCGGGCCTTTTTAGGCATGTCAGAGCTTGCCGTGGTGCCCGACGTTGAACCGGGTTACGCGCGCTTGCTCGGTACTGGCCTCCTGTCAACCTATAAGTCTAGGGTCAACCTCCTTAACGGAAAGGCACTAATTTACACGCGGTCTAGCGAGGACTTTAAGGTCGCGCTTAACTACGTGGACGGGTACAACCGCGAGCGCGTGGTCAACGTCTACGTGGGCTATACTGGCGACAACTCCAGCGCGAAGCGCCAAGAGATAAGAAACGCGCTAAAGGCGTGGGGCAACAACCTGGCAGTGGGGTCAGCCATTTACGCCGGCAACCCGGCGCGCGTGGCGACAGAGTATGACACCCAGGGCATCTTGGTGTCAAAAAGCAACGTCGCGGCGGTAGTTGCGGCCGTGCCCGGCGTGACCGCGGTAACCCGCGTCGCGCTTGACACCCCGGCGAACTCAGACTTTAGGATTACCGCGACTGACTTTGAGCTCCTGAAGCTTGGGCTGATCGTGCTGAACAACCGGTCAGATTAAAATATGAGCGTCAGCACCTTTTGCGCCGTGTTGAGCTCTACCTTTTTGGGGTAGATGCTCGAGTGCAAAAACGGCGCGTCAGACTCTACCTTGACTTGCCACCCGGCGGTGTCGCGCGGGGTCCAGGCCAGCGAAAAGTCAGTCTCCTCGCCGGTCTCAACGTGGCTGAGCGTGACGTTGACGTTGACCCGCTTGATGTAGATGTCAAAGCTCTTGACCCCGTAGCTGCGCGCGTCGGTGACAAGTTCCCACTCCACGGTCACCTCAGGGCTGTCACTGACTTCCAGCATGTTGTTGCCGTAAAAGTCCACGTCGCTGACCAGCGTGTAAAAAGTGTTCGCCTCTTCAATAAGCTGTTTCACCCTAAACGCGTTCATCATAAGTTAAATACTGTAGTTACGACAGATGAACACTTTTGCGCAAGATTCTCAGGTGGTCGCAGAGACTGAAGGCACGCTGTTTTCCCTTATCCAGCAGGGGCCAGTCGAGTCTTTAGTGCAGCTGCGAAACGCGGGTGTCAACACCATCAACTACCGCTTTCAGGAATTTAACGGCGTAACTTGGTTGGACTTGGCTGAGCTTGGCACTGACCTGAACAACACTTTGGTAGCAGGGCAGGTGCGGCACCTCAAGCTTAACTCCAGTTACTCGCAAGTGCGCCTGGTAGGCCACGCGTCCGGCGGGTCGCTCTTAGAGTTTTCGGTAACGCGCTACCACAGCCGGCCTAGCGGCGGCCCGCTGCCGGTGTTAAACCTGTGACATGGAAAGCTCCACCCGCGCGGTTACCAGCAAGCTGGTCGTCTCGCCGCTGCCAGTTGGTAAAGACTCGCTTTTCAAGTCAAAGCGCTGGAAGCTTGAAAGGTCAGTTGAAGTGCGCGTGGCGGGCAAGCGGTTTAGCGTGCCCGCGGGCTTTGAGTTTGACTTTGCCAGCGTGCCGCGGCCGTTTAAGCTGCTGTTTCCTGACGACGCCATCTACTCATTTGCGGCGGCGTTTCACGACTACTTTTACCAGCGCGGCACTACGAGCAAGTGGCTGGCAGACGCGCTGTTTTACGAGCTGCTAGTCTGTGTCGACCGCGTGCCTAAGCTAAGCGCCTTTATGATGTGGCTTGGCGTGGTCCTCGGCGGCTGGCCAGTTTGGCGCAAGTACCGCCAGCGCGACCGCCAAGCGGCTAGTTGACGCGCCGGCCTTCTAGCACCTTTGACACCACCACGAGCGCGCCGGCCAGCCCTGAAGCCTGAAGCGCTTCGACGTTATTTTTGCCCCACGCGATGAGGACGCTGGCGGCGGGCTTTCCAGTTGAAAGCTTGCCGTCTGGGGTGTAAAAAGAAAGCCGGCCAGGCAAGAACAAAAAGGCGTCCGCGGTGCGCCACGCGATAAAGAAGGCTTGCGTTTCCACGCGCGCGAAGACAAGGGCGATGCAGTTGCCGTGTTCCGCGCACTTTTGAAGCCAGCGCTTGGTGTGCGGGCCGTACGGCGGGTTAACCCAGCCTCGCAGTTTCGGGTCCCAAGTTTTAGCCAGGCCGTCGTCTTTCTCAGTCCAGTTGATGGGCGCTAAGTCCCAAGGCCTGGGGTCGGCGGCGCACGGGTCAAAGTCAAACTTGCCGGGCGCCTGCACAAGCTCTGGCGGTGTCAGCCAGATGTTCGTGTTTCCTTGGTAGGGGCGCTCGTAATTAAAGCCTAACCGTGACATGTTAAATTCCAGGGTCGTAAGTTTGCTTTGGCGGGTTAGCCGGGTCAATGTTGAAGTCCTTAAGTTTGCGCTCTAAGATGGCCAGCTCGCGCGTCCGGACGAGCTGCTTTTGGCGCACGCGCTCCATGATCGCCGTCGTGCGCTTAAGCCAGTGGTCAGACTTTTCAATGGCGCAGATCAGGCCTGTCCGGAGCCTCAAAAGCCTGTCGACATGTTCAGGTTTCATAGCAGTTCAAGCATGTGGTCTAAAGCTTTAAGCTCAGCGTCAACTTGGCGCGCGGTCAGCAGGTTAAACTGGTGGGCCCACTTTTTCGCCAAGCCAGACGCCGCTAAGAACTTTTGCGTGGTGACGACGTCGTCGTCAACAAGCAAGGCCCTGGGGTGGGCTAAGAGGTGCTTGGCCTCAGTCAAGATCAGCGGCTGGCTGAAGTGCGCGCGCACCCACGCGAACTTGCCCTCTGGGGCGTAGGTAAACTTTCCTGGCGAAGACAGAAACGCCACGTGGCCGCTGCCGACGCGGCTGACAGCAAGCGCGATGAGCCGCGACGCCCATGGCAGCGGCTTGAGCCGCAGCCAGAAGTCGACGCCGGCGGCGTTAATCTTGTCAAGCAGCTTTTTGCGACCTACGCGCGCGTCAAAAAAGTCATATTGGCGCGCGGCCTGGCGCTGTACTTCTGGGTCGCTAGGGTCAAAGCCGCAGAGTTTCAGCGCTGAGGACAGCCAGTCGGCGATGACGCCGTCTAAGTCCAGAAAAACTTTAGGTGTCAAGTTCATCGCATCTTGTCAAGTTGGGCTTTGACCTTTTGCCAGTAGCCCAATGTTTTAGGGTTGCTTGCCCCCTTAGGGCCGCCGTTGTGGGTGCGCGCCAGCACTTCATAATTACGGTCGCGCACCGCGGCTGGGACATACCTGTTCAGGTAGGCCGTGACCACCTTCACGGCGTAGTCGTAGTCTTGGCAAGCCTCATAGCTTCCAGGGACGCCGGCGTCTTGCCAGTAAGCGCGGTGGATTTGAAACGGGCCAAGCGCCTTGCCCTTGTCGCCGACGACCGGGCCTGTCTTGCCGCCAGTTTCAACTTGGTGGAGCGCCTTCAGGAACTCAGCCGGAAGTTCCGCGCCGCGCGCCACGGCAGCAAACAACGCCAGTGTCAACACCCAGGCCAGCCGCATAGTCAGGCGCGATTTTGCTTTTCCACCTGTTGCAGCCAGCTGTCGACGGCAAAGCGCGCCAGCTGGTTTGGCGAGTACACGCCCACCGGCTTAAGCTGCTCAAGCAACGCCTGAAGCTGCTTGACCTTGGTTTCGGGCAAGCGAAACGAGATCACCTCAGTGTTTTTCTCTTTTTCCTTCTGCATAACCGAGTCTATTTTCATAGCTGAGTCTACCGGGAGTCTTAAAATTTGTAAACATAATGGTGCCGGTGGCGGGACTTGAACCCGCACGACGTTTAACGGTCGCAGGATTTTAAGTCCTGTGCGTCTGCCATTCCGCCACACCGGCCTACCGTCAAGAATTGCTCGACCAAGCGGCTGGGAAGCTGGCCGCGATAGCGGAGCGCGATGCGCCGCCCGAGCCTGGCTTGCTGCGGCGTCAGCCAAGGCAAGCTGGCCAAAAACTTGCCGAGCTTGGTGTCAAACTTGTTAAAGCCGGCGCCGTCAAGCGACCTGGCGCCGTCGCACTGGTCAGCCAAAAGCCGCAATGCTTCGTGGACCGCGTTAACTTGGGTGTCAGTCAAGCTTTCAACGGGCTCGTCAACTTCCTTTGCGCTTGCCGCGCGCGTTGAATTGCCGGTTAACGTTGGCGCTGGCGTGGGCTCAACGTGAAATATCGCGCTGCCGATGACAGCTTGCGCCATGGCAAGCTCAAGCTCGCGCGTGCCCACGGGGGCGTCAAGCGCCTTGTCAATGATCTCTTGCTTTTCAATGAGCCGCTTGGCGATGGTCACGTCTAGCGAGTCGTCAAACACCACGTGCTCTACCAGGATAGACTTTTGCTGCCCGACACGGTGGGCGCGGTCTTCACACTGGGTCATGTTGGCTGGCACCCAGTCAAGTTCGGCAAAGACCACGACATCTGCCGCGGTGAGCGTCAAGCCGTAACCCGCGGCGTGGATGCCGCCGATAAACACGCGGCACGCCGGGTCAGTTTGAAAGCGGTCAACTTGGCGCATGCGCTCAGAAGTTTCGACGCCGTCTTCTACCACCACCTTCGCGCTGGTTTGGCCGGTAACCACGGCGGCTTCAGGAAACGCCGCGCGGTACGCGTCGATGACGTCCAGGTGGTGCGCGAACAAGAGCACCTTTTGGCCTGCTTCAAGGCATTCCTGCACGTGCTCCACGACGTGGGGCACCTTGGCTAAGGCAACTTCTTTGGCCATGTCTGCCATGCGCTCAAAGGCGACAGCCGTCTCGGCGCTCAACGCCTGCACCGCTTCGCGGTAGTCTTCGTCGCTGCCGCTGGACTTTGCCACTTCTACGCGCGCCTGGGCTTCAAGCAACTGCTCTTCAAGCTCCAGCCAAAGTTGCTGCTGGCGCGCCAGCATGGGCTTAACTTCGTCGCCCGCCGGGATGACGATAACCCGGCGGCGCTTGGCAGGCAGCTCGGCCAGCACGTCCTTTTTAAGGCGACGGACCATGACCGTGGAGCGCAGGCGCCGCTGCAGCTCGTCAAGGTTGCTGGCGCCGCTAAAGTTCCAAAATCTGCCGTCGTAGTACGCGTTGCAGTAGCGCTTGGCAAACGAGAAAAACTTGGGCCACTCTGCTGGCCGAAGCCAGTTTAAGATCGGCCACAACTCTGCCGGGCGGTTAGGCATCGGCGTGCCGGTCATGGCCAGCTTCTTGCGCGCCTTGATCTGGTAGACCGCGCGCGTGCGGGCGGCTTTCGGGTTTTTGACATAGTGGGCTTCGTCTACCACTAAAAGGTCGTACTCGCCAAGCGCGCTGGCAAACTTGGCGACAATGTCGTAGTTGATGACCACGACGTCAGTGTCAGGCAGCGGTTTGTGGCTCACCGCGACGCCGACGGTCATGGGGCGCACCAGCCACTTTTCAAGCTCGCGGTACCAGTTAATCTTAAGTGTGTTCGGGCAGACGACGCAAACTTTTTTAAGTGACGGGTCGGCGTTGATTAAGCCGATGGCCTGGATGGTTTTTCCTAACCCCATCTCGTCGGCCAGCAAGTTGGTGTCGTGCTTGAGCAAAAATTCGATGCCCGCCTTTTGGTAGGGCAAGTAGGCTAGCCCGTCAGGCGCGGGAAGCTCAAGTTGGCTGTCGACGGCGCTGCTGGCCTTCAAAGTTTGAAGCTCGCGCGCAGCTTGCTCTGGCGGCAACGGGCGCCAGTAGTAGACCACCCACTGCCCGTCCTTTTGGTTGAGCGCGACCCCAAGTTGCTTCAGCTCGTCTTTGTGCTTGCGCCAGAGCGTCCAAAAAGTCGAGTTAGGGTTGGCGCACTGCAAAAGCCGCGGCCCGCGGCTTGTTTCGACGCGCTTTGGCGTTGACCATGGCAGCAAGTTTTCAAGTTTGACATCCATGCCTGCGTTTACCGAAAAGCCTAATTTTTGTAAACAAATTATGCTTCTTCGGCCTGCATTAGCCGCTTTGTGGTGTCAGGGTTGCCGTGCTTGGCTAAAAATGTGACGACGTCATGGACATTAAAGGACACGTGCCCCAGAAATGGCGAAAATTGGTCAAAGTGCTGTTGCACGGTATCTGGCACGTCTGGAAGCCGGACGCGCGGCACGCTGCGCAACTTTAGGCCTGACCCGTAAAACGGCACGCTGGCGTTTAACCGGTGTTCGATGGTCTGCGTCTCAAACCTGGGCCACAGTAACTTCCAAAGTTCCTGGTCGTGGCGCTTGGTGTCAAAGTCAAGGCTGGCGCGCTCGCACAGGCTGACAAGCGCGTCCCATGAGGCTAAGTTTAACAGTTTTTGGACAACCGGCGCCCAAAACCCCGCAAGCCCGCACAGCAGCTTCCAGTCATGTTCCGGGTGGTCGCTGACGGCGTGCGCGGCAAGTTTTACTGCCAGAAACTCGTCAGAAACCAGGCGGTCGCGCACCATGGGCAGCGAGTCAATGTCGCGTGTCAGCACGTAGTTGACGCTGGGGTCCCAGATGGGCTTAAACCGCCACAGCGAGCCCTTGACAAAGGGCGGGGTGGCGCCCTCGTTGACCAGGGTGACCAAGCCAGCCCGGCGGTACTTAAGCAAAAGTTGGCCTAGCTTTGGCAGACAGTGGTCATGGTAGACGCGCAGCTCCCACCCAGGAAAGAGGTGGTGGTGCGCCCAAACTACACCGCGTACCGACCCCCAGTAGCGCGGGTCTTCGCCAAATAACGCGTACGAGATGACATTTTTTAGCATGGTCTACTGTGCATGAACATAATTTTGGCCTCGACGTCAGACTTAACCTACTTGTTCTTTGCCCCGGTCGCGGCCCGCTGCTGGCGCCAGTTAGGCCACGCGCCTTACGCCTTTTTAACTAGAGAGGCTTACTCTTTAGCCGGCCAAGTCGCGCTTGGCGAGCTTGAAAAGGCGGCTGAAATTTTCTGGCTTGACGTCCCGCCAGGCTGCCGTCCCAGCACGGTGGCGCAAGTCGCGCGCTTGCTTGGCTCCACGCTTCCAGTTGGCGAGGCTGAACTCTTAATGACGTCAGACGTGGACATGGTGCCGCTAAATTCAGACTTTTTTGCGCAGTCAGGCCCTGGGCTTACGCTGTTTCACGCGAACGCGTACGCGCACGAAAGTTTCCCGCACTACCCCATGTGCTACGTCAGCGCGCCAAAGTCGCTGTGGGCTGAACTGTTTGGGCGCGGCAGCGCAGTCCAGCTTCTGCCACCGCTCTTGCCTGGCCCTGAAGTTAAAGACCCGTGGTTTCACGACGAGTTACTGTTGAGCCAGCGGCTATGCGCGCACCCCAGCTTTGCGGCCGCGAAGCTGGTTACTTGCCCGCATGACCCGCACGGCATGGTCGCGCGCCGCGTTGACCGCGCGCGCGGGAGGTTAACCCAGACCCAGCTGACGCCGACGACATGCACTGCTGGCGCCCGGGTTACTCGCCAGAAAATTGGGCGCGAATTTTGAGTGTCATCGCAGTTAAGTTCAGTCAACTAGTGCCGTGGTGCCAACACTACCGTGACAGGTTTGTGGCCGCGTTAGACGCGGCTCAAGCAACAGTCAAACAGTTCTTTTAAGCATGGCGCTTAAGACAAACATGAAAGACTTGACGCCGTCGCGTTTGCGGCTGCGTCGTGAGATTACTTTGCTGTCGCACGGCTTTTCGTGCCCAGACGCGTTTCCAGATGGAAGAATTGTGGTTTACCCGTGGGACGCCGACGTTGACGCGTGGGCAGTTGAACGCGCCGGCCGCGGCCTCAAAAATTTCATGTGGGACCTGCTGGCCAAGGTGTGCGACCTGAACGGCTGCCCGCTCGAAAAGTTTGTCGTGGGCGACGTCTCCACTGTCTTGCTGGTAAGCCGGGCGCTGGCGCGCGCCAACAAGGTGATGTACGTGGCCAAGTGCCCGGAGTGCGGGCACGAGCACCAAGATGTCATCACCGTGCCTGACGAGCTTGAGCGCGTGGGTGAAAAGAGCGCGGACTACCCGGGCTACGACGTCATCACCTTGCCTGACTGCAAGGACGTGGTCAAGATTCGGCCGCTGCTGATCGGCGACTTTATGGCCGTTGAAAATCGGCCGGCGCCGGCGCGCCAAAAGTACCCTGACCGGCTGTGCCGCACGCTAATTCCAGTCGTGAGCGTCAACGACACGACGCCTGACTCCTTTGACGAGCTGGCCGCGTGGTACGAGGCGCTTACGCCGGCGGACAAGCAGTATTTTGTCACGCAGCAAGACGCGCTTTACCCGCACTTGAACACAGACTTAGACTGGACGTGCGACGCGTGCGGCCACAAGTTTGTGGTGCCGCTGGTGTTTAACGACAAGTTTTTTCGTGAGCGAGGCGGAGACCTCAGTGGAACTTCACTGGCGGGAGATGGCAAGGGCCGCCTGGGGGGCTAACGGGCTGGTCATTGACCTCACACGGCTGCCAGCCTGGGTCCGCGAGGTCGTCTTAGACGAGTACCGCGAGCTTTCCGCGTCAGTCCGGCACTGACGTCTAATCTTCAGTAAAGTCAAGCGCTGAGTCCAAACCTTGGCACTCAAGTTTGACCTGCTCAACGTGAGCCTGAAGTTCTGGGTTGCCCCACTCTGTCGTCAGAAAGTTGCTGTCACCCCACACGATGGGCGCGGGGTCTGGGACGTTAGGGACCGCGGGGTCAAGCAAGGTTAAGTCTAAGCTTTCGTAAAAGGCAGGCTTCAAGCACGCGGGCAGCTGGCTGTCAATGACGTCTAGCGCCTGTTGGAAGTTCATCTCCGCGGTCACGCGCTCAAACAGCTTTTCTACCTTTTTAATGCCCCACCCGCGCAACCCTGGCACGCCGTCGCCGGCGTCGCCTAAGATGGCCAGCGCCAAGGCCACCTGCACGGGCTGCTTGACCTTCCAGCGGTGGCAGATGTACGCCTTTGACAAGACTGCCTTCTCGTTCAGGCAGTAGTAGTGGACATTGCCGCCTTGAAGCTGCTGGAGGTCCTTGTCGCCTGACACGACAAAAAGCTTTATGGGCTGGTCAAGCAGGCGGTAGACCACGGTGGCGATGCAGTCGTCGGCCTCGTGCGCCGGCGGGATGGCCTGGGCCGCGTTAAGCAGCCGCGCCAGCGCGCTTGAAAACAAGTCAAGTTCTGCGTAGTAGTCATCAGGCTTTTTAGCCCGGGGCTTTTGGCTTTTTGACTTGGTGTCCCAGCAAACAAGCAACTGGTCAACGCCGCCTAGCGCGCTGTCAGGGCGCAAAAGCGCCAGCAGTGACCTAAGCGCCGCGCAAGCGCCAGCAAAAGGTTGGCCGTCGCGCACGTGGCGCGTGGCATACCACGCGCGCGCAAACAGCGAGTTGCCGTCAACCAGGCAGGCTTTAACTTGACCAACCACGCTAAAAAGAACCTGACACCGCCGGACGCGCGGCGGTGGTAAGTAAATTAAGCATGCGCGCAAGCGACCTTAACGTGCTTAGCAGCCTAGACTACTCGCACCCTTGGTGTCTAAGCCAGTCAGACTGCGCTCACCTTTATGAGGCGGCGATAGAAAGCCAAGCTAAGTCTATCGTTGAACTTGGCACGTTTCACGGGGTCTCGGCGGTGGCGCTGCAGTTGGCAGCCAACCAACTTGGCGCCTCGTTTGTCACTGTAGACAGTGACGAGTACAGCAAGCCAGAAGACCGGTTAAGGACCTGGCAGGCAGCGGGGTTAAAAGACATACGGAGCACGCGCGCCGACGTGGTGGACTTCTTAAGAGGGCTGACAGAGACCGTAGACTTTATCTTTCATGACTCAGCCCACGGTGACCGCGCGCTTGGCGAGTACAAGCTATGCTGGGAAAAGTTGTCGCCGCGCGGGGTGCTGGCAGTCCACGACGTCGACCACTTGTCTGACGCGGCGCAATTTCACCGCGACCTGAAGCCTGCCAGCGCCAAGTATTACAAGGACGACCAGGGCAGGATCTTAGGCATCTACCGGAAAGGCGGCCCGAAGCTGGCGGCGGTCACGCTGGGCTGCGGCGCGCCGGACTACGCGAAATACGCCGAGGCGTCTAGCCGGCGCATGAGCCAGTTTACCGGGCTAAACACAGTGGTTTTAGGAAATGAAGAGCTAGGCGACCTGCGCAAAAGGTGCGCGGCCATACAAGCGTGGCCTGACAACCTGGCGACGTGGGCGCTTAAGTTAAAAATTTTTGACTACGTCGACGCTGACACGGTCCTTTACCACGACGCCGACGTGTGCTGCGTTGACTGTTGGGACACCTCGCCTTACCTTAACGTGCCAGACTTTGTCGCCGTGCGCGACAGGACCTGGCTGCTGGAAGACCTCATGGGCCCAAGCGCGCTAAACCTCCTGTCTTACGTCAATGCCGGATTTTTTATCTGCAACCGCGCGCACCACCAACGGGTCTTAGAGCTGGCCTTTGCTGAATTTACGCGCCATGGCGTCGCCAAGTTTAAGTTTGCTGACCAGTGCGCGATAAATTATGTGCTGCAAGCAGAAGGCGCGCCCGTGCGCTACTTGCCGAAGCTCTATAACTTGATGGACCCGTGCCATGAGGCGCTAAAGTATAAAAACTTGGTTAACATCCACACGTGCGGCGCCTACGGGCTTTACGAGCGAAATGAGGCCTTTAAGACCACTGGCGAGATTACTTGGGACTTGGCGCAGATGCGCGCGTTAGCTGGCGCCTACAACTACTGGCCGACGCCTGGAAGTTTGCCTAAAACCGTCTACCTCTTGCCTGACGGCAGCACCTCAGCAGATTTTCTCTGGTTTGCCACCACGCAAGGCGAGCTCAAGCTAGTCACTGGGCGCCATGAAGCGGCAGTACCTTGCTACCGGCTGATGAAGGTGGGTTGAGCGTAAGAGCTGAGCACCAGGTAAGCTGAGAAGGCCAGCAAGCCTAAGATAGCCGCCAGCACTAAGACGTCACGCCAAAAGATGAGCAGCGCGCGGGTCTTTCTGCTGAAAAATTTCATAGCTTGCTTTTCACGTACTCGTCGCTAAAAAAGGCCAGCCGCACCCGCAGGTCATTGTCGCCAAAAGATACCAGCCAGCCGCCTTCAACCCTTAAGTTGCCGCATGGAAAGACGACCAGGTGTCCGGTTGGCCGGTTTACATTAGGCACCTCGTCTTCAGCAGCTAACAATGGCTGCTTTGACATGCGCACGGGCTTGAAAGGTGGCGTGCTTTCAAACGCGTACAACCCAATAAAATACCGGCGCTCAGGCCCCCACGGACCTGGGCGGATCATTTTGCTGCTGTGAAAAAATGACCAGTACAACCCGTCGTGCTTTACCGGGCAAGTGCCGCCTCTTGGCTCGCCAAGGTCTGGCCACTGACAGTCGTACGGCTCGTCGTAAACTAACTTTGTAGCGCGGCTGTTTAAGTCTACCTTTAAGATCTTGTGCGGGTGAATGGTGTGGCAGGCGTAAAGTTCGCGCGCGTGCTCAAAAAATGTCCAATTTTTCTCAAGCTTGTCGTGCGGCCAAGGTTTTTCCAGGTAAAAGCTGTCAACGATGTCTAAAGTTTTCTCGTTAAACAAGGCGAGCCCTACTACCCTGCCGTCGGTATACGTTAGCCACAATTGGTTGTCATAGATAAAAAATCTAGGGTCTTCTACACAGTAACCGTCAAATTCCGAGTACAAGTTTAAGATTTTATTGCTTTCAGGGATAGGTTCCCAGTTGCCATCAAGCTCAGACATGGCGATCTTTGTCATCTTAAACCACGGGACGCACTCACAGCGATAAGCAAGTAACCTTTTGCCTTTCCACTCAATAAGCGCGGGGTTAAACCAAGCTTGCACTTTACCATAGCTACTTGATGTCCAATAGCCCGCGTCGCGCAACATGCACTTAGGCAACGGGATGCTTTGCAGTAACTTGTGGCTGCTAATAACCAACGTTGAACTTAAGCTGCTGGTAGTTGACCTAAGCTTAGCGGGCAAGTCAGCCACGCGCAGCTCCTGGGTAGAAGGCGCGTGTTGAACATCGCTAGCATGTTGAACGTCGCTAGCATGTTGAACGTCGCTGCTTACATCGTGTTGGGAGTTTCCAGCACTACTACTGCTGCTGAGACTGACCACTGCCTTAGCAGCTTCCGCGCCATGGCTAACTTCATGCTTAAAGCGGACAAATGGCGGCACTTTAGCTTGCGGGGGCTCGCTGGCTAAAAGTTTGAACTCCGGCTGGCTGCGGTACTCGGCTAAAACTTGCAAGATCTTGTCGACATGGTAGCCAATTAACCGCACGTCGCGCGAATTTGGGTTTTGGCTGATGTCGCTGCCGCACATGATGTGCTCCAGCCCCCAGATGTTTTGGCCATGATACGTGCGGACGTAGACCAGCGGGTCTACCTTAGGGTTGAAAATTGAGTTGTCGATGGCGATAACTTGCTTGAAATTTTCCTTAAACGCGGTGTCCTCGCGCAGCTCAAGCGGCAGGTAACGGTGGCGGATCTTGCGGTTAAACAAGATTGACATGTGCTGACCGCCGTCCATCTTGTCGTAAAACGCCGCCCCGGTCAGCAAGTTAAGCCGAATTTGCCAAAGAAAGGTCACCAGCGCGTCTTCAGCCGCGTGCTCCATCTGGGCCTCAATGCGCCTGGGGTGGTGCCAGTCGTCGTCATCCCACTGGATAAGCCACTCGCCGTCAGCGTGGTCAAGGCTTAAATTTCGCAAGTCGCCTAAGGTGACATTTTCAGTTTTTTGAACGTGAATTTCCTTAATCCGCGGGTCGCCGTTAGCCAGCGAGTAGTTGCCGTGGTTGATGATAACCAGCTGCTTGTTTGGCCACGTCTGGCGCAAAAAGCAGTCCACCGCGACGCGCGCCAGGCACGCGCGGCTAGGGTGCTTGCCGGTCAACATGAGCGCGGACACCAGCGGCTTTTTGAGCCCGTCCTCCATGAGGTTGAGGCGGTAATCTTGCCACTTGGTTAAAAGTTGCCGCTTCTTTTTAGGCTCTTTTGGGATTGAAATCGACCCGGCGCGCCGGGTCACTTGGCAGACAAGGCCGCGGCTTAGCGCGGTCATGGCCACGCCTTGCTTAAACCATGACAGCCACAGCGCGGCGTCTTCATAGGCCTCAAGGGTCTCGTCAAAGAGCTTGCCGTCTGGCGGCACAAGCGACGCGTGAAAGGCTACCGTGCCGATGGGGATGTTGCCAATAAGCTGATTTTCAGGCTTGGCCAACTTGACTGACGCGTGCTCGTTTAGAAATTGCGGCGAGTTAACTTGGTAGTCGCCAAAGCCGGCAAGCGCCCCGCTTTCAACGAACGGCTGCAAGAGGTTGCCCACTAAGTTAGGGTCAGCGATGTCGTCAGCGTCAAAAAAGTAGATGACTGGAAACTTATCGCGGTAAGGTTTTCCAAGTTCTAGCGCCGCGTTGCGGGCGGCGCCTATAGTTTTTGCCTTTTTAAGGCGCCGTGTAATTTTGATTTGCGCGGACAATGGGTGCTCGACAGCCAGCGCGTAGGTGGCGTCAGTCGACGCGTCATCTGCAAAAATTAACGCCCACGGCAAGCCTTTAAGCGCGCGGTCTAGCGACTCAAGCGCGCGGTTAATAAATGTCGACGCGTTGTGGGCAGTCATGACCACCTGCACCTTAAGTTCGCGCTTTCCGCCCTCCTTAGGCTTAAGCGCCGGCGGTTCAGGAAGTTTAGGGGTTTTTGCGGGCGCTAACTTAGCGCGCGCTTCTAGCTTTTGCCAAAGCGCCGGCGTCACGACGCCGTCAATTTGGCTGCCGACTGAACTTTGAAAGCGTTGGACGGCAGCTTCAGTTTTGCGGTCAAAGTTGCCCGTGACACTTAGGTGCTCGCCGACGGCGTTAAGCAGCTCTTGAAGCTGCGCCACAAACGGACCTTGGTTGCCAACGCGCAAAGTAATCATAGCACCTCAACTCCCAACGTCGTCAAACTTATCCCCTTAGGCAAAATGGCGTCTGACAGCGTGACGAGCTTGAACTTGGCGCTAAGTTGGCGTAAAAGTTCAGCGCAGGACAGGTCTAGGTCGCAAACTTTAAGCCAGGCGTGCGCGCGGTAACTTGGCCGCGCTAAAGTTAGCGTGCTGCCAGGGCAGATGAAGTTGCCCAGCTTTTCACTGTCAACCCCCAGGTCCCAAAAGATGACGACGTTGTCAAAAAAGCCGTGGAGCGTGGACTTGACATTTAAGAGGTCTACGGCGTCAGGCCAGCGCGCGAGCGCCTGGCCGTAGCTGCCAGTCAGCCAAGGTTGAAACCGCACCGTGACGACGTTGCGGGTTGACTTTAGGGTTAAGTGGTCAGGCGGGTTGACAAGCAACTGCGCGGGCGCGGTAACCAGCGAGTTTGCAAGCTCGCTGGCCGCGTGGGCCCAAAATGCCTTAAGCAACTTTGGGCCAAGCTGGCTTAAGCTCGCGCGTGGGTCAAACGCGTCTAGCAGTAACTTATAGCACTCTGGCGAAACGTCTTGGCTTAAGGCCAGCTTGGCGCGCTGCACAAACTCAAGCTCTGGCTTTGCAAGCCGCAGCAGGTCAAACTTTTGGTAGCCTTGCAGCAGGTTGGCCAGGTTGACGTTGACACGCTGTAAAAAGAAGTCATCTTCTTTCATTTTGTGCCGCGCGTAAAAGCCAGCGTCAACTTGGCCGCGTCGTTAGGCAAATTTTTGATGTCACCCCACACCTTGATCACAAACCAGATGCACCGGTAAGCCAAGCTCACCAGCCAAAGTTGAAATAGCAGCAGGCTTACTAGCGCCGCCGCGAGAAAGCCGTGCCAGGTGGCTGCCGGCGAGAAAACGCGCCAAAATAGCGTAGCCATGGCAGTCAGCCCAAGCAGGCCTAAGATGGCAAGGTCATAAGGCCTGAACATGCCAAGTTCCCACAGTGTCTTCAGTTGCGACTTTTCCATGTTACTTTAACAACCGCTCTTTGGCGTGCAAGTTGATCAACTTGATGGCTTCTTCAGCCGAGATGTGGTCAGGCAGGTAAAAGCCGTTTTTCACCCTAACCAGCCGGCGTTTCAAGTTTTCTGACGGGTTGCAAAACCTGAGCTTCAAGCGCTCGCGGCGCTCGTACCAAAAGATGTAGCGCGCGATAGACGAGGCCTCCTTGTAGTCAAGGTAGATGTTTTCCTTAGACGGCCGCCGCACGAAGTTTTCCAGCAGGAAGGCGTCAATCTCGTCGTCGCGCTCGGCGCGTCGCGCGTCATTGGGCGCGGCCTGCGGGCTCGCTTGTTTGACCTGGCTGGCTTGAAGCTGGCTGACCTTAAAGTTAGCCTTGTTGTCAGTTAAAATTGGCGTGCGGATGATCTTTGACCCCATGAGCCGCGGCGAGTATGAGATCGTGCCGTCGATGCCGTGGGTGGCTGCCTCTTGCTGGCAAGCTTCTTTTACCCCGCACGACAGGCAGCGCGGCGAGCTCTTGTCATAAAGCACGCCAAAGCATGTCTCAAATTGGGTCGTGGTGTCGGGGCTCTTCGCGCCGACCACGCGCAGCAGCTCAGCGATGTCGCCAGTTACCTTTTCTGACTCGCGGCGCGCGGCCATGGTAAACATGCGGGCAATGGTGTCGCGCTCAAACTTTAGCGAGTCAGGCACCTGCAAGTTGAAGACTTGGCACAAGGTAGTCAAGGCCGCGTTGTACCTGACATCAACCTTTTCATTTTGCATGCTCATGAACTTTTGCTGAATTGACCGCTGTACAGTTAAGAACAAGTCAAGGTCCATGCCTAGGCCGCGCGCCTTGTCAATGTCCTTGATGTGTACCTTTATCGCGTCAGTTTTGACGTGCCCATGAAAGCTGCGGTACGCGGCCCAAAACCAAGCTTCCTCGTTGGGGCTTAGCAGCTGGTCAAAGACAAGCTTTTCCAGGGGTGTCAAGGCGCTCTTGACATGCTCGATAAGTTCCTTTTCTTCAAGCTCGTGAAGGGTAGACAGCTCTTCAGGCTCGCCGAGCTGCAGGTGGGCTTCAGGGTCGTCGATGCTTAACTCCACTGGCTTGTTGCTTTCGCGCAGCGGGTCAAGCCGCTCTTCTTTGGTGGGCAGGCGGTGCCCGGTGCGCTTGATGGTCCCGCGGTACCGGTGCACCAGCCCTTTGATGTGGTTGTTGACCACCGTCTTAAAAAACTTAAACCACTCCGTGCGCGTAGGGTTAGGGTTGCCAGGCAGGCGGCCGACAAAGCCCTTGTGGATGAGCTCAGCAAGCTTGAGGTTGCCCTCAGCCACCAGGTCTGGGTAGTTGAGCTGCGGGCAACTTATGTCTGTGTACCGGCTGGCAATTGACGCGATGACATTGTCAATGTCAGCTTTCAGGGGTTGAAGTTCAGGCGGGAAGTCAACTGGCGTGCCAGTTGGGTGTGTGTTAGGAAGTGCAGTCATAGGCTAGTCGTCGTGTTCGTCGTCGTGTTCGTCGTCGTGTTCGTCGTCGTAAATGTAAAATTCGCCAGCGCGCTTCGGGTCGAGTATACTGACCATCTGCTCGTAAGCTTCTTGCGCGGTCCTGACTGACCGCTTGCGCTTTTTGGCAATGGCCGCGATGCTGTCCGGGTCAAGGTTGCTGCGCTCGATGTCGCGGAAAGTCTCGTAATCTTCTTTAATCTGCGCCAGCTGCGCGAGCGTGGGGATCTTGAGCCGCTTGCCGCCAAAAACTGCGATGATCTTTTTGAGCTGGTCCCACGTGATGATGTTCAGCAGGTCAGGCAGCAGGGTGTAAGAGTAGGCTTGCACAAACAAGTCCTGTTCTGTAAGCGGCACGTAGGCTTGCTGGTAAAGCTCGTTCCGCAGCGCGACCAGCGCCCAGTTGTAAAAAAACTTAGCTTGCTCTAGCGAAAGCCCGTAGGCGTAGGCAGCCGCGCGAATAGACGCGTTGCGCGAGTGGTTTTCCTCCAGCACGCAGGCAATGAGGTAGCGCAACGCGCCAATCTCTTGCGGGTCGCCCCACCGGCAGGTGAGCTGCTTGAGCTTTTGGTTCAGCGCCTCGTAGGCGTCGTGCCGGTCAACCTCGTGCTCCTCAAAGCCGTAAAACTTTTCCAGGTTGTCGCTGGTAACGTGGACGCGGCGCCGAAATTGTACGGTCTTCGCGACTTCAGACCGAAACGCGTTTTTGGCGCACTTTGAAAACCACGAAAACAGCTTGCCCTTTTTTGGCTTCCAGTAGAGCAGCCAGTTAACTACCTTTTCCTGCGCCGCTGAGATTAAGACCGGCAGCTCGACCGTGCGGTGGAAGTCTTCAAACTGCGCCAGCCGCTCAAACATGGCGGTTGACTCCACGACAATCTCCTCTAGGATAGGCATGGCCTCTTTGTGCCTGCCTTTTGCTGTCAGCTCTTTCCAGCGCAAAGCTAACTCTGTCAGCTTTGTCGCTGGAAAGATATGTTCTCCTAGTGGAGGCTTTGTGTCAACAGGCTTGTCAGCGGGTTTGTCAGGCATTATTCTTTAAGAACATTCCTCAAGTTCTGCCACAAACTCGCAGTCAAGCTCGGCTGCCAGCTCGTTTGCGACCATGGCCTTGCCTGTCACGGGCAGCGCGTCGGCCTTGTTGACAAAGTCAAACTCGTCAGCGCTTAAGTTAACAGTCTTTGACCGCAAGACTTTGCGGTAGTGTTCACGCTTCAACACGCCCAGCAAGACGGCGCTATTGTTGCTAGACACCTTCCAAAGCTGGTGGTCGTCATAGTCTGACCCGCAGATGATCACGACGGCGCCGTCAGACTGCTTAAAGCCGCGCATAACGTTAAATTTCACCAGCTCGTCGCCGACTTTAATTGACGCTGAAAGTTCAGCGCTAGATTCCACGGTGGTTTCAACACCGCCAGTTTCTGTGGTTGTCACGGCAGCTTCTGCGTTAGCTTCTGTGGCGGTTTCTGTGGCAGTTTCTGCGGCGGTGGCGGTTACTTTTTCCTCTTGGATGTAACCTTGCTTGATCAGGTTCGCGCGGTAAAAGGCGTAGACGCGGCTTGGGTCTTGCTTCGACACCAGCTTCGTGCCAAGTTGTTGAATTAACTTTTTGCGGTCGGCCTTGCCGCCCAGTTTTGCCAAGGTGTCCAAGATGGCCTTGGCCTGTTTAGGCAGCTTGTCGCTGTTGCTGTACTGGATGAGTGTGACGAGTTTGGTCATAGGTTACAAGGTTTGTGTTTGAGTTGAAAAAAGTGGCTGAAATTTTTCAGTACCTTTCCACGCGGCCAACCGGCGGCGCTTGCGCTCTTGCCGGATGGCGTCCACATTGCTGTGGACGTCGTACCAGCGCTGTATTAGGTAAGAACGCACGTTTTTACCGATAACTGCTTGGCTGCCAACTAATTCTGCAGGCGTGTCTTCATTAAGTTTCAACGCGCGCAAGAGCTTGTTGAATACCTGCTCGTCGTCGCCGGGCTCCTTTTCCCAACCAGGGATGTCAATCAGCCGCCGCTGGCACATGTCAAAGGTATACAACAAAAAGTTAACCCACCCGAGCACGTGCACTGGATTTAAGGACCCAGACATGAGCCGGATCTCGAGCGTGCCGTGGCGCGCGAACGCCATGCCGTTGAGCCAGTAGTACCGGCCTTGCCACGCCTGCCACCCCAGCCCAAGTTTAAGCCGCTCGACGATGGCTGGCGACAACCCGTTGCACCACTGCGTCTGCTTTCGCCCCGGCGCCAAGGCAAAAAAGATGTCTTCAAAGTGGTGCATAAACTTGATAAACGGCTCAGCGTGGTTAAAGTCGCGCACCCCCAGGTGCACGTGAAAGCCGCACTTGTGGGTAACCTTATACCCCAAGCGCGTGGCCAACTGGCAAACTTGCGCAACTTCCTGGAGCTTGTCGTCGGTGGCGATAACCGGGCTGACGAGCTCCGGGCCAGGGCCGTTTTGGCCGCACGACGCGTCCGTTTTCACGGTCCAACCGTACGCCGCCAAGTTGCGCCGCAGCTCTTCAATGTCGCGGTTGACCGCCGACGTTACGTTGCTAAGCTCAAGCTCAATGCCGACTGTCGTGATCAAGTTCATGGCAGCGTATACCAAGAACGCCAAAAATTGTAAACAAAAATTTTAAATTTTAGCCCGCGCTAAGTTTTGTGGCAAGTTCTTCGTTACCGGTAACGTCACCTATGATAACAGCAGAAACCACAGAAACAGCCATGGAAACGAAAACTGAAATTCCGAGCGCCGCGCGGTTGAGCCGCGTCGAGGCGGTGCTTGCTAACGAGCCCGCGTTTAAGGGCAAGTTGGGCAAGAAAACGGTCACCGTCACCAAGCGTGACGGCAAAAAGGTCAACTTCTCGCAGGAAGTGGTGGACGTGGGCGTGGCCATCCAGGCAGCCGGCAAGGACGCCGTTACCATCTCGAAAAAGGAGATCTTGGAGTACGCCGTGAAGGTGCTGGGAACTGAAAACTCCCAGGCGCTGGCCAGCACGCCGGCCATTGTGCCTGAAGCCAGCGCGTCAGCCACGGAAAGCGTGGAAAAAAGCGCGGAAGTCAGCTACGTGGTGCCGTGCTTGTCGCTGATCGTGGGCGCCAAGCAGATGGCCGAGCTGATTGACGGTGACAAGCAAAAGGTGGCCAAGTTGATTAGCTTGTTGTCCGACGCCCAAGCGGTAGTCAGCGAGCTTCAGTAAGCGGGTTTAGCAGCGGGTGCTGCTATCTGTTACGCAGCAGAAAACTGCCAACACTGCGTGGCGCTCTGGTGCACGGCGTCGTTGTTGGCAATAAATAACTTGTGACTTGCGTTGTTAACTTCGCCTTTGGCGCGGAGTATGAAAACCTGCAGCGGCGGTTAAGTTTGACACTTGACCGCGTGGGCTTCAAAGGCGCGCGGCACTTTTGGACATCGTACGCTGCGCTCGGATGCCCGCCGCACGACGTAGTGCCGTACGCCTTCAAACCTTACGCGCTGCAGCGCGCGCTCGCGCTAGGCGCGGAGCTTGCCTTGTGGGTGGACGCGGTCATCTACGCCATCAGGCCGCTTGACCCGATCTTCGACTATTTGTCAGGCCACTCACACCTTTTCTTCTTTAACGGCAACATTGGCCAGTGGACAAGTGACGCGTGCCTGGCTGGCTTTAATGTGACGCGCGACCAGGCGCTTAACTTGCCCATGCTTCTAGGCTGTTGCATGGGGTTTAATTTTAGGTCGCCTGTGACGCGCGAATTTTTAGCGCGCTGGGTGGCCAAGTCGCAAGATGGTATGAGCTTTCAAGGGAGCTGGTCTAATACCGGCGCGAACTTTGGGTCAGTGTCTAGCGACCCGCGGTGCCTTGGCCACCGCCACGACCAGTCAGTCGCGAGTTTGCTGGCCTGGGAGCTCGGCATGTCACTTGTGCCGAAAGACGACTACGTGGCCTACATTCACCTTGAGCGCGTGTCTGCGCGCGCCATGCTTGTCAGCTCAAGGTAAATCCGCGCTTTTAATCGCGCTAATCTTGGCGGTAACTTGAGAAGCCTGGCGGTCTGCACGGTTAAAGTAAGACGTAAAGACGGCAGTCAAGATGGCCGCGATAGCCTCAGGCGTCAAGATCTTAAAGCACGCGCAGTAGGCAAAAACACCGCCAGCGATGATGGTCAACCACAGGCGGCCTGAAAATAGCTTGTACCAGGGAGTCATATAGTATTGTCGTTAACTTCGCCAGTCAGCGTGTATGGCAAAACTTCACCGTATTTCGTCTCGATGATTTCGTCTACAAACCGAAAGATCCCAGTTTGGTCACGGCTTACCTCAGCCTTGGACTTTTTGCCGTTGGCAATTACGTTAACCGACATTACTTCCGCGTCGGGCTTCACGTCAATGGTATACTTCAAAGAAAACTTGCGCGGCTTGTTGCCAAAAGTCAAGTCGCGGACCAACGCAAACAGCCCCATTATCTCTTCCCACTCAGGCGGGTTTGTAGCTTTAATGACATCCGGGTCAATGACAAACTTTTGACCTTTAACCGTGACCGTGATCACACTCGAAGCTGTGTCTTCCACGCCGTCTTCCACGCCGTCTTCCATGTCACCTTCCACGTCGGCGTCTTCCAAGTCGGCAGTTTCCAGACGCGCGTCCTCGTCTTCTAGCAAGAAGTTGACTAACTGCTCTACTTTGTCGGTGTTTTTCATAAATTTTCTAGGTAACTACAGCTAAACCGGGTTGGCGTCTAACTTTTCAAGCAGCTCCAGTGATTCCACAAGGGTCATGCCAGAAAACGGCCACTCACACGCGCCCAAGACGTTGCCGAGGTCAGGCGGCAACTCGACAAACCACGCGGGGCGCCGGGTGTAAAGCCGCACCAGCCAGGCGGCGCAAGGATATTCGCCTTCTGGGTCAACCTCTTCGAGGCGCTCCGCGACAACTGGGTAGTGGTCAGCCAGCCAGCTGTCACCTGTCGGGTCAATGCGCCGCACCAGCACCATGTGGGTCACCTCCACGTCAAAGGTGCCGTCGCCGGCAGGCTTGCCAGGGAAATTGTTGAAGCGCGAGCAATGTCGGTAGTTGAGCGTCATAGCCGTGGCGGGTCGCCCAGGATTTGAACCTGGTCTTCGCCGCCGGCAACATGCGCGGCGGCGCGTGCTTCCGTTTGACACTAGCTCCCCACTTTATATACCGCGGCTTTTCATTTCGCGACGTGGTGTAGTTACAACGTATGTTTACACGCAGCAAACACGCGAGCGGCATCAGCGAAACTGAGCGCAAAGTAGCACAGCTGGTCAACCGCCTATTGGAAGCTGACGAGTTTGAAACTGACAAGGACCCTGAACTTGCCGACAGCGGCGAGTCAGAGATCCTTAAGCTCCTTGAAAACAAGGAGAAGGTCATCCAACTTCTCAAAATTTGGCTTGGCCAAGTTACGCGCGAGGCCAGAAACAGCGACGACCCTGGACATGTCGACAAGTCCATGTTAGCTTACCACCTCCGGTCTATCTTAAATGAGTATAAGAAGCTGGCCGGCCGGACGCTTAAATAGTTCATACTGCTTTTATGACTGTGGCCCCCGTTTCAGGCCGCGCAGTGTCCTCCCCGTTAAGCAAGAAACTCCGCTCTCTGCGCGCTCGCGCGGTCAAGTCAGGCATGAAGTTATTAAGCGCTGACGAGGTGCTGGAAACTGTAAGGCAGCGGCGCAATGGATCTGAAAAAGTCAACTATGAAAAAGTTAATTGACCTCCTGCTCGAAGACATTGAGTGCGCTAGCCCCACGAGGAGCACTGCCAACAACGTGATTGAGATCGTGCCGTCCAAGCGCTTGGAAGGGCGCTGGGAAGTATACACAGGAGAAAGCCGGGCTTACGAGTGCGCCGACCTGAAAGCCGCCATTGAGTACGCCGTGCGGCAGTGGTCGCGTTATCCGTTTACGGAAATTACCGTGATCACGCCTGAAGCCGAAGGCGTCGAAAGCAGGCGCATTAGCATAAAGTCGCGCACGGCTGACGAAGCCCAGCGCGACGTGCAAAAAAATTGCGACGACTGCGGCGACGCTGACTAGCTTACCTTTCATCGTACCAAGGCAAGCCAGGGCCGCCCCAGGAAATGTCTGAAAATGGACACTTGTTTTCTCATACTTGAGAGGCCCGACCATGCAAAGCCGCTCCCGCCCGCGCCGGAATGCGCACCAGGGCTTGCGTGACGAGCTCCCAGCCGTCTGCCTCGACATTGGCCAGCATGGCGGCCCAAGATTGTTTCGCGTTCATAGGCAAATAAACGATGTCGGGGAGCACAAGCTCCCACTCTTTGCCCGACCGTGGGCGCGGCGGGAGTGGGCGGCGCGCCAGGAGCGCTACAGCTCCACGCCACACGGCCTCCTCCATCCCGTGTCCGGTCTTGGCCGCCACGCCGGCCACGTCAGCAGGGCAGCCGGCCCGGATAAGGGCCTTGGCCCGCCATAGCCAGGCCAGCGTCCGGGTGGATGGATTGGTGCCAACCAGCACCACCAGGCCACGGCTGTATTCGCCCTTGCCGGCCACCTTTCGGACGCGCCAACCATCCGCCTCCCAGTCTGGCGGCGTTGTCGGCTGGCCGTTGGCGCGGCCTCCCAGCCGCCCGTCCCCTGGTTTGCCCGCCGCATCGTGGGGTGACCTCCCGCGCGTGGTAAAGCCCCAGCTGCCGCAAGTGCTTACTGCAGCTGTCGGCTAGCTTTTTAGCCAAGCTGGTCAAGTCGTTGTCGTGGTTGTCGTCACACATACGTTGCCGGTGGCACTCTATACCGTGCTGCGTGCCGCTTGTTACCACTTCCGCTACCTTTGTTATGCCTTTTCCCTTGTGGCCCGGCACGGCCTGCCATAGTGCCTGCAGCCTTACACGGTCCTGTTGCCTTACGGTATGACGCGGTGTAACCTGTGGTCACGTGGCTGTGTGGTGGTGAAGTAAGAAAAGTGAGGTTGCCTGCAGTGCTGCCGCAGAAGTGCCGTGTAAAGACAGCCACAGAAGTGTGCCTACTTGGGCGGGGCTTGCTGGGCACTTCCCGCCCTATCTCGCAGGCACGCGCGCGCGTATAAGGAACGCGAAGTTATGGGCGGGACGCGTGACGGACGTGGCCGTAAAGCACAGCTTGTTGGACTCAAACCAAGTCAAGGCGTGCTTGGGGTGTTGCCTTGCCAAGCGTGAAGACAACTCAAGCTTGCCAACTAAGTTGGTAAAACAAGGCAAACTATGTAAGGACTACACAGGCGCGATTAACGCCTTACAACTTCCAACTTCCACCTTACAACTTACACGCACCCTTGGCACTCGTGGCCGTTAAAAAATTAAAAGTGTCTGCCGTGTTTAAGTTGGCTTTTGGCTTTTCCTAACACACACATATCTTCCCACGTGCGTCATTGCACGGTTCACACATATTGTGCTTCTTTCACCGCCGATGCCTACACGGCAGACGTAGTTAAGAACAGCATGGCTGAAGTCGAAGTCAACGCAGACATCTCTGTCACCGCGGTGGCGACAGGTCGGCACCGGCTTAACGTGGTCGCACGGCGCGTGCCTGACGACACCCTTGAGCGCGAGGCGCGGCGCGGCAGTTGGAAGCTGGAGGTTAACGACAACTACGAGGGCACGCTTTACCGCAGCTGGACGGTGTTTCCTGGCGACGGCGTGGACGACCTAGACCGTGTCATCCGGTGGGCGCTAACCCACCCGCGCGGCGAAGTTTGCCTGATCACTGAAAATTTTGGCCGGTGGGAGTGCTCGATAAAAGACCTCGTGGCCATGCGGCGCGCGTTTGAGCAGGCTTACGGCCCGCGCGACAAGATCAACGTCTACGCGCCGCTTGAGACTTTATGATGTCAAACTACGCGAAAACCGCGCAAGTTAACTGGCTGCTGCACGACAGCGCGGCAAGCTTTAGCGTGGCGATATTTGTGGTCAACCCAAACTTCGCGTCTGGGCTTGGCGGCACCGAGGCGGCTGGCGGAAATTACGCCCGCCAGCCGGTCATATTTTCAACCACGTTGAACGGCCAGGCGTTTAGCGCTAACCAGCAGCAGTGGACCGCGGGCTTAAACATCGCCGCGGGCACCTACGCCGGCTGGGCTGTCTATGACAGCGAAAATCGGCTTATCTTTGGCGCCCCATTTGCCGCGCCGGTCACCCTTGAGGCTGGCGACAGCCTGTCGTTTAAGTCCGGCAGCATCTCGTACACCTTGCATGGCTGA